TCGCTGTACCCATCCTTAGTAGCATACATCTTAGGAATGTAGATGTAGCCATGCTTCTGACCCATTATCGCAGCGGTTGTCTCATCCTTACCCCTACCGGAAGGATCAACTGAGCAGATAACTTGCTGATACGGTGTCCATTCACCCTGGATAACCATAGGTGTGTAGAAGCGGTCCCCAGGTAGACCTACTGCAGGTAAATCTTTGATTACATTGCGTGGATCAGAACACCAGACTATACCATCAGGGGCTAATTCAGGGTTGACTGATGTAACAATGAGGTCTTCAAATTTAAGCGGGAACTTATCAGCATCACTCAGGCTGGTATCCAGCATAAATTGAAGCATGAAGTTTGACCTACCCTTACTAGCCTCACGTTGAAGCAGGTCATCATCAGTGAATCTGTCAGGATCGGTAGGTGTCCACGGCGTTATACCACTGTCTAGGTCAGCCTGAAGCTGTGGAGCTAGTAGACCTTCATAACCATGCAGTGTTTTAGGGTAACGAGCTGGCCAAACAAATGGTCTGTAGTTACGTTCTGCTAGTTTACGATAGATTGTAAAGGTCGTCTGAGGAGTTCCAAGATAAATAATACGGCTATCTCCCTTCGGTGTAAGAAGATCCTCCGCTTCCGTGCAGAGTTGTAGTAACCTTTCCCTCATTAACTCAGTCATCGAGTTACCAGGAACTTCAATGTCGTCCATCAGAATGATGTCAGCCCGTGAACCAGTCATCTGACCAGTTATACCAACTGATTTAACGGATGGATCTTTACTAGGACGGCATACAACGTCGAATTTGATCATCGACCATAAGCCATCCTTAGGCTTAAGGTGAACTAGCCACGTAGTCTCTTCAATTAAACGTTGAATAAACTTACTGTGGTCGTCAGCTAGACTTTTACTGGCCGATACGATAAGTATTTTCTTCTCAGGATCGTTAAATAGGTTCCATATCACAAACGCATCAGTAATCCAACTCTTACCTACACCGCGAAACGCTTGAATCTGGATACGTTTAGGACCATGCTGCAGGTAATCAGCGATAGCTAACTGTGCCCTAGTAGGTGGTGGTAATCCAAGTACCCGCCATACTGCACATAGGAAAACTTTGAAGTCTTCCCTCATAAAATCGAGCGAGTCTTTCTGCATAAAAAAAAACCCCCCTTGCGGGGGCATTACATTCTGTACCTATTGATTAGCCCTTTTTCTTCTTACGGTCATACATACTCATGTCGGGTAGCTTGTCAACAAACGCTTTATTAAATCTGACACGCTTGTTATCAGTGGAGTACATACTTGGGTCATTAGGTGGCGTCCATTCGCTACCATTACTACCCTGAGACTGAGTTGAGGTAGGGATATTCAACTTCGGTGTATCCGACTGTTGAGGCTGAGGACTAGGAGCTGCCGATGGGCGGGAAGCTGGGGCTGCAGTAGCCTTAGCTGGGGCCGATCCTGACGCCGAAGAGATCGGTTTACGCATGGTTGGTCTACTCTCCTGCTGAGGGGGCCTGGAGGGGGCCTGAGGTGCCGATGCTGGTGCTGCTGATGGACGTGCAGAGGCTTGCTTAGGTCGATTAGGTACTGGTGGTCCAGCTTTTCCCTTAGACTTACTACTACTACTACTACTACTACTAGATGGTCGATCCGATAGAATCATATTGTCGCGTACCATATCGAGTGCCTTACCGGCACCACCAGAGCCGATGGCATAACCTGTTAGTCCCCCAAGGGCTTTAATGATAGGGTTACCTGGAATACTTGAACCAATCCTGGCACCGATGTTTCCACCAGTAGCTTCAGTTATAGCTTTACCTGCATCTTGCCCTGAACCGATACGTACACCAGCATCAAAAAGCCCGCCGATTAGACCTTTACCGGGACCACCTTTAGGACGTGTAGCTAAAGCACCACCTTTAGATCCTGGAGGTAAGGCCTTAGGTGAATTAGGCTGACCAACACGAACGTTAGAGCTAGCAGTACCTTTGGCCGCTGAATCTAGTTTAGCTTTAGCAGCAGAGAGGCGGGCTGATGGAGCCAACGCTTTAGGAGCAGAAGGGCGGCCAACCCGGTTAGGTCCAGTAGAACCCTTAGCTGCATTATCTAGCTTAGATTTAGCGGCAGAGAGCCTAGTAGATTCAGGTAGAGCCTTATTAGACTTACCAGGCGGAAGAGCTTTAGGGCCACTTACATCTGTCACTGAAACCCTACGTACAGCCCCTTGTCCATAAGGAGCACTGGAGCTACCTACCCTGGACTCTCCCGCTGTGCTACCAGCTATCTGCCTACGTGGACCTACCTTTGGACGGCTAGATGATTTTGCCATAACATTAGGTGGGGTGACAACAGGACTGTCCCGCTGTGGGATCTGCTTATCTGCTTGATTACCCTGATGCTGTAAGTACCTACCTAATCCTTTCAACCGTGCCACGTCGAGTCGAGCACGTTGACCAACAGCAGTCGCTGTACGTTGTGCTACTGCTTTACCGTTACCTGCTGAGGTACCTCCCCGTGGGGGGAAGGCTTTAGTTGTGGGTGGTGTCGCTGCTCTACGTCCAGCCTGTTGAGCACCTAGTTTCCTACGTTGATTAGTTAGGAATGTACCGCTAGGTCTTTTAGATGTAGCCATTTAATTTATCCAAGAATGAATTAGTTGTTCTCGATGAGGATGATGACCAAATGTACGTCTCATCCAAGTAAGCCAATCACTACTAGCCTTTGATTTATTACATACTCTACATGCAGGTATTAGGTTCTGAGTGCTATCATCACCACCACGACATTTAGGTAGTACGTGATCTATTGTTAGCTGTTCAGAATGGAACCTACCTGCACAGTACGCACAGGTAGAGTCCCAATGATCCTTAATAGCCTGCCTTCTTAATCTCCTGGCCTCCGGTGAAGTCATGGCCAACAGGTTGTAGAGGTAGTCGTCTGTTGTAGGTAGTAAAGGGGTCACATTACTTTTAATCGTCCATTGTTTCCATGACCATTCCTAGCTCTATTGGTCTTTGGGTTCTCAAGAACTAGTGTACCTTTGCTGGTATGACTCAAATCTGGCCCGCCCTTACCATCAATCCCACGTTGCCTACGGGCAGTTTTAAGCGCAGTTCGGTATTTGATCTGCTTTGGTGTAGCGTTTCGCTTGCGATCATAGGAGAGCTTCTTAGCGTAAGCGTCGGGATTAGACCTGTAGTAAGAAGCTGATCTCCCAGGATCGGTAGACTTTTTAGGCGCCACTTACACGCCTGCGGATGTCTTCATAATCAACCATGGGAACAACTTTCCGTAATTTATCTAGTTGATTCCCCTCAGCAGCTACACCGCTGATTCCATTCTTTACTAGCCATTCAATAGCAGCCTTAAGGTCAGCAGTAGGGCAGTCTTCGCCTCTACTTACTCGGTTAGCTAATTCCTGGGTAACAGCATTATGCAGTTCATTAAACTGGCTTTCTGATGCCTTTTCCATTATGTATCCTTTTTAAGTAGCTCATCGAACTTACCTTCGATCCTTACAAGGTGAGATTCCATCCGTGAGATGAGAGTATTCAAGTCTTCTTTGTTGACATACTTCTCAGCCATTTTCAATTCGATTGCGGCTAAGCGGTCACGTAGATTGACATTAGCCAGACCGGCACCACCGGCAGCGCCGACAACAGCAGTTGCTAGGGCACTTAGAACTAGATTGAGCATAGTTAGATGAATTGACGATTGCGAAAGGTCATCATGTAACCATGACCAACACCCTCAGGGGACCACCTTTTAAGCCAGTTGGCCCAGGTGTACTTCATATATTTACCGTATGGACCGACACGTACATAACCACCATTGACCATATCGGCTTCACCATAGGGATCATGGACGATAATATGGTCAGCATCGAATCCAACAGCCAGCATCCAATGACCACCACTAGGATTTGATGTAGGGCCATTGTGGAGAATAGCAACACCAACAGGGAACCCGGCATCAATCTCATTTAGGATGTACTGTTTGATAGCATTAACTGTATAACTAGCGTCTACCCCGTAGGAAGCTAGAGCCTGAATCTGGCTAACAGAAAAGGTAGTATCACCATAGCGATTGACTACCTTGAGATAGGAGTCGTCACCGTTGACTCCTGTAAGGGACTGTGGCTTGAGATATTTAAGAGCCATAGCGCAGGTAGAAGAGAAGCACATTCGGTAGGACTGACCTGAAAGGCTATCTGTCTGCGTATAGTATTGACTAACTGGTAGTGTTTTTGGTGTCATCTTTATCAGTGGATGATGGTTTTAGATTTTTACGGAGATACGAACTGAAGGATGTCAGTGGGGATTCAAACATCCAACCAATTACTATTCCCCAGCGAGCATCACAGTTACGCCATGGATCTGGAGCACGGGCTTCACATGAACCGACATAACCAGATATAACTAACGTTATTAAAAATTGTACTATCATTCTAGTTAAACCCAACCGGCCATATCTGACCAGATGTTCGTAATGTAATTGGGCTAGTAAGCGCACCTGCGGCTATTGCAGCAAGTATTTGATATATAATAACAGGATCAATACCTGCAGTGATATATGAAACCCCGCTTACAGTACCAAGAGCCGGTGCAGATGGGTTGATGCTGCTTAAAAACCCTGAGAAACCTGTTGGGGATGTCTTGGATGCAGGGCCTAGACTTCTAGATACTGTAAGTTTACCTGCAGTGGCACCACTACTCCACTGTGAGCCAGATACACTCTTGGCAGTAGTGATAGTCATTAGATAGTCCTAGCAAGGAATACTGGATTATTGGTTATACCGTTTACGGTACCATTATTAGCAAAAACAAGTATTTCATATTCTTCAACACCAGCAGATACAGTAGCGTTATCCTGAATTGCTAATATGTTGCTTGTTTTAATTGATGCTATTCCAAAATCTGCAGGTAAATCAGCAGTGTGAATGGATGTCAATCTTAGTTGATTGAATACTGGATTTAGGTCGTTACCTACACTAGGATTAGAAGCAACAGTCCATCCAGGCAGCAAAAGCCCACCACCATTCGGCAGGCTAGAATAACCATAGGTTCCACAGTTGATAGGAAGAGCGTAACTACTAACTTGTATTTGATTATTGTAATTACTGTTACTTAGATTCATAGATGAACCTATTAGTAAATCACGTCTAATTTGATAAATGGAAAAAAATGAGATAAGAGCTGGGCTCGATGCGGATAGAACATAAAGCCCATTATGAGATCCTAGATTAAGATCATAGAATGATCTAAAGGACGTACTAGCTGGATCTATAGTAAATGTCCTATAATTTGTACCAGTCCTTAATGTAAAGAAGCTCCTACCACTTGATGTATAGCGAGTGATCGAGATGCTAGTAGATACTGCTACAGTGAGCAGTGTAGGAGTATAGGTAAGTACTGTAGTATCAGTATTATAGTAATCAACGTATGTAGTACCAGCGTCGCTGGGGCCAGCAGGGATATGTGTTGTAGCATTCCAACCTGTAGTAGATCTAACATAAATACCAACTCCATCAAAGGTAAACCAATAATAAGTTTTACCATATGTTTTAGCGGCATCATAAGTCACTTGAAGGACTCTATGTTCCCTACCATTAGACGTAAAAGAGTCATACCAAGCTGTCATTAAGCCAGCGTCGATAAAAGCAGTCTTTAACGCATCACAAACCGACGTGACACTCCATGGAGCTATTGCCGCGTAAATCTGTTTAGTAACAGCCATGATTAAAGTTCTTGAGGATGTGTAGTAGTGGTAATTGTTACAGCACTAGACCCGGTGCTTTTTTTAATGAGCCTCACATAGACAAGCCCACCGCCATCACCCTGTAGAAGTGGTACAGGGTTTTGAGTAATAGTCTCTAATGGTAAGACTGTTACATTTTCAGAATAAGGCTTACTGTCTCCCATACTGATAACTGCCTGTAGAGTGCCGCCTGCAGTAACTCTAGTATCCGCCGATCTTTGAGCACTTGAACGGTAGAGACGTACCCAAGACGGCTGAGAGACTTTAACAGCAATCAGCTCTGATAGCTTACCCAATTTCATAGTAAAATCGGCTACACCATCCTGAGCGAGTATTTCTGTTGTATAGGAAGTATCAACGCGTGTGAATACTCCCTGATTACTGAGAGCAGTATTAGCGGTGATTGTTGTTAGAGCTAGGTTAGTCGAAGCCTCCTGAATACAGTATAGGAGTTGGTTAAGATCTAACTCTAGATCTTGTTCCCTTAAGGCTGATCCTGGTGTAAAATCAGCTAATATTGATTCGAAG